TGCTATTTCTTCATCATTTTCAACAGCAACTACTTCGTGTTCATCACCCCATAGTTTACGATTACCACCAATTCCTGCGTATAAATTAAGTATTTTCATTTTGCCATTTCGCAATCCATTTGTTCGTATCTTCCCAACACCATTTGCTACTATTCCACGGTTCCCAATAATCATCTCTTGTGTGCATATCTTGTACAAGTAATGCAGCTACTTGAATATTATAACGTGGAATAAACTGTGCATAGGTATTTCCAACTGGGTAATCCCAGTAAGGTATATCGTGTTGTTCTTTTACCCAACCCCACGTTCTTGGTATTGTCTGAAATAAGCCACTATCTTGATCTTGCCAACGATATGCGTCTGCTTTATTGCGACTTTCACACCACATTACTTTTACAGCTGTTTCAATGTTTTTTTCGTCAAAATGTTCTACAAGTAATGTTGCATATTTATAACAAGTTTCTGGTACATAATTATCGCAATCTTTAAACTGTTTAAAATCATCAATAGTTGGTGTTATACCAATAGTAAAATTATTTATTATCAATGCGTATATCAATATGCACTTAGTTATCATTTGCCCAATCTTCTAACGCTTTCTGATCCATAGCTTTATTTACATCTTTATTTGTTGCCGTTCTTGCACCTTTAACCAAATGCACGTTATTTACTATGCCTTGTGGTGTCAATGCACCTACACCATACGTTTTAACAAGGTTTTCTGCTATAACTGGTATGTCTGTTGGTTCATACCCGGCTTCATGTAGTTGTTTTGCTGCTGCGTAAATCTTACCCCATTGGTTTTTAGTAGGTTTTTCATATCCACATACTTTTTGTAAGCTATTAACGTAAATTTCTTGTATTTCCCTAGAATATAGTTCATTGGATATAGTTCTATTGAGTATAGTTTGTGTCAAGTTTTCTATACCCCTACCTGTAACGTTTTCTTTACCCCCCCTGTCAAGTTTTCTTGACACCGGTACTAATTTAAGTATGTATAAATTGCTTGTTTGTTCGCCTTTATCCTTAAAACGTTGTTTTATCTCTATAACGCCTTTTTCTTCCAGACCTTTTAGTGCATTTATCGTACTTTGTCTTGATCTATTAACATCTTTGGCTAATTTAGTAACACTTGGCCAACACTCTTTAGTTTTGTTATCTGCATATTGACCAAGTGCTACATAGGTTGCTAATTCAATAGGTTTTAGTACTTCTAACAACCAATGGGGAACTATTGTAAATGTAAATTCGTATTCGCTGCCTACAAACTCAATATCTTCTGTCATCTAGTTCAACTCCAATGCCATATCGCCAACCCTTTGTTTTTGCTTCATCATAATCTAAATCTTTATACGGTTCAAACAATTTACGTTGCCAATCACGTAATCCACCGTATTTATATAAATCTTTTGTTTTATTAAATACTGCTTCAGCAAATGTTTTATATCCAAGCATTTTTAAATACGATTGCAAACTACTTGGTGGATCTTGCTTTTTATCTTCTAATGCTTTTTGTTCTCTAATTGTTTGTGCTTTTTCACTAAATGATTGTGTCTGGAACTCTTTACATAGTCTTTTAATTTTTGACCAATCCAAGAACTCATTACCACTTTCAAAATAATCTAATAACACTTTGCCAAATACATCATCTTCATAAATTTGAAAATCATTGTATAGCGATTTAACTGTATATTCGCCAAGCTGTGCATTTGGCCACCTTACCTTTAGCCAACTTGTCCAATAAATAAATTCATCTTTTTGCATTGTCTTTTAACTCCATTTCTAATAAAGCAACCATTTTCTTCACTTCTTTCAACTGATCTTTAGTTGTAATGTGTCGTAACAATTGCTTTATATTTTCAAGTATTGTCATTAAAACGGTGGTGCTAAGTCGTCAATATCAACAACTTCTGGTGTTTGTTCTGCTGTAAATTGCTTTATAGCATTATCAAACTCGTCCTCGTTCCAACTTGCCCACGGATAACCTTTACCAGTATCGCAACCGTCTTTGTTTCCACATTTCCACAATGGTTGTTTACCTTGTGCAGTTTCACGATTGTCCCAAACTTTAGATCCACAACTTGGACATTTAGCTTCAAACTTAGGTTTTTCACCAACTGTTACTTCTGGTGTATCGTTGTTGTACTTGTATGTAACTTCTTGTTCAACCATACCGTCTTTTAAATAATTAAAAAGATTGTTTGATATGTTTCTAATAACTTCTAGTTGATTAGCTATATCGTTATTAGGATCAAACTTATCCTTTGTTAATTCAACTGCTGCTTTTAGTGCAACTTGTTTCATTATTATTTCACTTTGTGTCATTTAACACTCCTTTTTCTTCTATTAGTTCTATCCTTTGACACTCGTTAATTGGTTTTAGTTTGTCTTGTAAAACATCTAAAGCATTATCAAGCGTGTCTGCCATAATAGTTTTATGGTATGACACTTCAAATGTGTATTTATTTACCATTTATTCTTCTTCCTCTAATTGGTCATCTTCCCATAATTCGCATTTTTCACAACAACGCACATCAGTATTTGTTAATGTGTCTTTTACAAAATTATGTTCACAATGTAATTGACCAAATGCTTCCATAAAACACAACTTATGTGTGCCTGTAATAATTTGTTCACGTTCTGATCTTGTTAAATTAGGTAAAATATCTTGTATATTCTTTCTTGGTTCTACTGACATTTCATTATTTAACGTTCTAAGTTCTTCGTAAGATAACTTAACAGAACCCCTTTTATTACAGATAATGCAAGTTGGTGTAGTTACATCAAACTTTTCAGTTATCATTGCTAAACATATTATCTGCGTCTAATACTTCACCGTCTTGAAGTCTTTGCCAAAAATCTACATTTGGTTTTTCTTCATATTCGTAGCCAAGTATTTTTGCAACCCATACAGCAACTTCACCGAGTAATGCACCTAAAATAATTATGCCGATAAAACCGACTAATACTATAAATACATCTGGATTACTATATTTGTCCATTTGTTCACTCCTTTTGTTTACTTATTTTTTTAATTCTTTAATTATTTCTAATGCTTCTTTCTTAGTTGGGTTTATGTTATACATACCGAACTCTACAATCTCTTGTAGTCTTTCTAGCTTTTCTTTCATTTCACTCCTTTTTTGTCTTGTCTGTATTATATAAGATTATTTATCAATGTGGTGTATTTATAAAAATTAATGTGTTACTATTGTTTTATCTCAACACTCCATTTGTTGAAGTACGTAAAAAGATAAGACCGGGTTTTTACACCCGGTCTTTCTTATTGGGTTGCAATGATGAGGATTAAAACGTTTCTTTTGGTTTATATTGTTCTAATGCGTGTTGCAATACAGTTACAAATGAAGTCATAAATGCTACACCAATAAGTTGCAACATATCTGCGTCAATGATCCCTGTACTGTTAGCTAACCACAATGATATTGCTGATTGCAAACCAGTTCTAAATGCTTTTGCAAACATAAACTTCCAGTATGCTTTCCAATCTTTTTTATTAATTTTAGTCAAAACTAACCTTTCCTTTACCTATTTTAGACTTGCTTACTTCTAATAACTTTGCATAAGTCATATTGCCAACAACACCGTCTGGTTTTAGCTTGTATTTCTTTTGAAATGAAACCACAGCTGCTAATGTTTTATTGCCATAATCACCGTCAATGTTTATATATGTTTTATTGATTATGTTTAACATTGTTTGTAACTCTTTTACTTTTTTACCCTTATCACCTTTTTTTAAAGGTACAAATCTTGTTATTTTTTTTCGTTTTTTTGGCACGACTGTTTCACCACCATTTAACAACTTTGTAATTGTTGTATATTCAATGGTAACATCATTACCTTGCAGTAACTCTTGTACTACTTTGTCATATAGTTTTGTGTATGCCTTACCACTATGACCAATAAAACCGTCTTTACTTATATCTAAATCTTGTT